CAAGAATGTGGAACAAAACCAAAGATGAGAAATATAAAAAACTTTGGTATGACTTGATCAGAAAGGCAGATAGTGAGTCTTATTATTTTGACCGACGGGATGTATCATCTGATTCCAGTAACAAAGGAATTAATAGAGGGTATGGTCCTGGTACAAGAAACTGATTTATTTGAGTTGTGTGATATACTACGACTCAAACTAACAACGTATTGGGATTACCCATACAATCGTCATGTTATGAACGATGGTAGTGGTGATTTTATTGGTTGTATACAAAATTGATTCCGGTGAGTAGGCGTCGATACAAAAGCTTCGCGCTAAGTCACTCACGTTAGCTATGACCCGAGAGGGTAGCGACCAAAGCCGGCCGGTGTACAGTACAGTGCACACAGATCTGTACACCGCGTTATGGATTATATTTCTTTCATTGGTGAACAATAAAACTTTATAAATATTCTTTTTTCATTCACATCTGCAGGACCAATTTTTTCTAACTGCACTATGGACTCTCTATATCCTGCATCTAAACATGTATATAAATCCTTGTAAGAACCAGTATGTTCAATTGGTGGTAGACAAGAGCCAGCCATACCTGAACAAAATATAAAAGTTAATATAAATTTCATTGACACCTATTGTAAATTATGAGATAAATCCCATATCAAATCTTTAATATAAGAAAGGAGTATAAAGTTTATGACTGACATAAGCAAATACAAAAACGTATCATTACCACATAAGACATATGATACATTGGACTTGCTTCGCAAGAAGATGGTTCCAAATATGACTTTAAGTAGATCACAGACAATAACTGTACTTGTAAATGAGAAAGCGAGTAAAATGAATGGCAAGCTCAAAACAAAAAGTTAAAGTTATTTGTGAAGTGTGTAAAGGCAATGGTTTTGTAAGAGTCCCATATGAGCAATCAAGAGAAGAACAATGGGCTGATTGTGACTTTTGCAACAACCAGGGCGAAATAGAAAAGGAGGTAGAAGAAAGTGTCCACTGAAGACAAAATAGAATATCTTACAAATCAAAACGAGTTTCTTAAAAAGAAATTACGTGAGTCTGTAGAGAAAAATAAAGTTCTTGAACATGAATATGACAAGTTATTAGAAGAAAATAATAATTTTAGAATTGTTAGAAACGAAGGCAAGATATTATGAAATCAGAAGCAGATATAGCATACATTGCCGGACTCTTTGATGGTGAAGGCAGTATTTATTATGCAAGACGAAAAGAAAAAAAGAAAGCACATAACGGCGAAGGTTACAGATACTCAAACTCACAAAGAATAAGTATGGAAATAACCATGACCGATGAGTCTGTAGTAAGATGGGTGCATGAAGTATTAGGTTGTGGGACTGTTGTAAAGAAACCTAGAAAAGGCAGACGAAAAGACGGAACAAAATACTTGATGCAGTGGAAGTGGAGATGTACATTTAGAGACGCGTATTACGTGTGTATGTTACTTTTTCCCTACGCCCACACTAAATTACCTAAAATACAGCAGATTGTAGATCATTATTCTAATCAAGATTATAGGATCATGAACGATAAAGTCGTGAGTCTTGAAGAATATAAACAAGCAATGAGTCTAGAATGACAGTTGCGTTAGGTTGGGGTATGTTTTTCTATGGCATGGGCTGTATATTGATAGCTGCGATTATTATTTATTTTGTAATAAATCGTAATGAAAAATAAAATATTACAGTTACATGCTGATTGGTTAGATAAGAACGGCTACACCGATGGGCTAAAAGAATGTAAAAAAGAACTAGCGAGTCTTGTTGATGTACGACAAGTCGAAGGTAGAAAAAAGAAACGTAAAAGGATCAAAGCAGATGAAATGGAACAAGAAATACGATTACCCTACAAGCACCAGATCTCTAATAAATGGTAAAAGGCATTACGATATAACAGGTGAGAAGTTACCGAGTGTTACTACTATACTATCACAGACACAGTCAGAAGAAAAAAAGAAGAGTCTAGCTAATTGGCAAGCAAGAATGGGTAAACAATACGCGGATCGTGTAAGAGACATCGCAGCCCTACGGGGCACTAGCATGCACACTTATTTGGAGGGCTATATCAAAGGTGAGCGACACCTGGATCTAACGTCCGTGGGCAAGGAAGCAGGGATTATGGCCCAAAAGGTTATAGACTCAGGGCTCGGGGACCTGGAAGAAGTGTGGGGCACTGAAGTTACACTATACTATCCTGGATTGTATGCCGGTCAGACAGATGTTGTAGGAATTTATAACGGGCGCGAAAGTATAATAGACTTTAAACAAACTAACAAGCCGAAACAAAGAGAATGGATTGACGATTACTTTACACAATTAGGAGCGTATGCAATGGCTCATAACACAATATATGGTACTCAGATACAGTCTGGAATCATTCTAATGTGTTCTAAAGATGGATTCTTTCAGAAGTTTGAAGTGTTTGACAAAGAATTTAGAGACTACCAACACACATTTTTGAAGAAAGTCGATCAATATTACACAAATTGTACCAAAAATGAAAACAGTCAGGATACAAAAAATGATCAAAAAGTATAAGGAATTCCAGTATAATTTAGCCATTTGTACTATTGTATACACTTTATTCTATAAAAATAAAAAAATTTTTTTTATTTTTTTTAAACCTTGGTACAATTGGTACAAATTAAAAAAGATAGTAATACCAATGCTTATTCGTTCATTTTTGTACCATAGACCCTTGGTACAACGTGGTACAATTGGTACAATTGTTAAAAAAGCTAGTAATACCAACGAATTAAGGGGTCGCGCGCGTGTTTTTAATTATTATTTTATAAATTATAAAACCTGGGGTATACAGAACTCATGAGAAGGTCAAAGAAATCTAAATTTAAACACGTCGTGATCGGCTCGAAGAAATATTACTTTTATCGTTTAGAATGGATTGATATAACTGGTGATGCGGGGCATGCATCAGCCGAAGAATTTGATAAATTCGAATGCAGCAAAATGATAACACATGGATACATTTATAAAAAAACGAAAAAATTCGTTTGGACTTTTTCATCTTATGAAGATAAGGACGTTTCATTTTCTGACCGTAATGTATTCCCTATTGGTTGTATAATTAAAATGGAGAAGATTAAGATTTAATTTTTTTCATTGCTAGTTTAGTTTTTACAATATTAACTAGTCTTTCATTCTTTTCACGTGCTTCGTCTGGACTTACCTTGACGTTCATATTGAGTCTTTTATCTACAAATCTACCATCAGCTTTCATGATAATTTCCTGTGCTCTGATAGCATCAGCAAATCTACCCTTCTTCTTTGCAGCATCACGTAGTTGACCTAGCGTAGCTTTCTGTCCAGGCAGGTCCTGTTCATACTTGCTGTGTAATTCTCTTAGCTTGTCCTCGTAGTGTGCTACTACCAGCGGGTACTCGTTAACGTTCATGAGTCTACTAGCATAATTACCTGGGTCTGCATATCCGGCTAGCTTTGCAGCTTCTGTCTGACTGCACGGCTCACCATCATGGCCATATACCAGGAACATTACAAACTTATCCTGCTGTGGTGTTATCTTTTTTGTTAAAGACATAATACTTGTAATATATCCCATAATTTGTATATATCAATATTAGAAATATGATAGACGGAAAGACATTTAGACAAGGTTTGGATAAGTTTTTGAAGGCTGAAGTTACTAAAAATGCTAGGGTGCAGGTACAATTACCTAACGGAGAATTTTATGACATCGTTGGAATAAAACTTCTTGAAAATAAAATAATTGGTAGTAAAGACACTCATCGATTAGTTTTATCTTGTCAAAAACCAGTAGAAAGTATGGGTGATCCTATAAAAATTCTATAAGTCATCTGGACTGAATTATGTCGCAGCAAAAGATAAATTCTGAAAGAGATTTATGGAGAAAAATTAAAAATGAAATTACCACAATATCGTGGATTAGGATTGAAAACTGGGCCTTACTTGGTACTCCTGATCTATTGGGTTACTCTCCTAACGGCAACTTTTTTACACTGGAATTAAAATTTACAAAGTCCAGAAAAGTCCAGATATCCCCGCACCAAGTGTCCTTCCACGTGAAACATAAAACCAATACCTTTGTGCTTGTAGCTTGTGCCCCTAAGCTTGGGTCTTTTCGCTTGTACCCTGGATCTTCGATCCTGGAGCTTGTTGACTCTGGCTTGAAGCTT